ATGCTTGGTGCTGTTCACGCCACTCTTCCATATTGGTTAGCCGGCTGTTGATTTCAACAATCTGCCTCTGTGTTTCAGCTAGTGACAGGATGGCTGTTTCAATCTTGTCTACCCTGATAGCCAGTGAAGGTGTTGCTTCCTTCAGAATCGCGCCGGTAGCGGGGTCAGTGATTGGCCCATATCCAAGCAAGGAATCCATGCCTGCCTCTACCTTCTTCTTGAAGGCACTGCTGTTCCTGTGCCACCTACGCAGCAAGGGAACAGCTACACCAATGATGGTGAAGACACTGATGATGACAGCTAGGAACGAATCCCAAGACTTAATCCAGTTGATGAGTTCCACATCTGTCACTTCCACGGTTCCACGGTGATGGCACGGAAGAACACATCAACGCTTCCACCAGGTGTTGTCAGGTGCATCGTTCGAACGTTGTATGTAGCCCCAGGGGTTAGGCCTGTGACCAATCGGCGCTTCATTCCATTGACTCGTGCTGCACCACCAGCTGCAACGCTGTTTGATGTGCCGACAGCCCAGTCTGTAGAAGCAGCAACGATGACGGTTCCTGAACCGATTGTTCCTCCATCCCTCAACTCAAAGCCACAGTAGCCAGTGTTGCCATTGGTGTTTTCTTCCAAGTGCGCATCAACCGTGACAAAGACGATTCCGGACAGTGGTGCAACAAAGGTCATCCCTACAGAGGGCGTACCAGCCACAAAGGACGTAGACGTTTCGCCAAGGATGTCTGTTCCGCCGAATGTGGATACAGGAACGCTGATGACAGGGGTACCTACTGGTGCTGGTGCAGAACCAGAAATGACAGCTGCTGTGTCCAATCCCTTGAAGGTCAATGTGACTTCCCAGCGATGAACAGCAACCCCATTCTTGACCGTTGCCGTTAGCACATGGCTGACACCAGCTACGCGGACTGCCTTGTCAAACTTGTCAGCAATCCTGACGTGCACCTGGTCGTAGAGGTCAATCGTGGCTGCCTTCTTTAGGGACATGTCGTCTTTGGCAAGGAAGGTGATAGACCTGCATGTCAATTCAGGAGTCCCGTTGCTAGCAAGGATGCGGGCAGCAATGGTTGCAGCCTGGGAAGTGTCAGCAATCGTGACCTCTGTAGAAGCCACACCCCATTCAGCAATGCTGGCAGAGTCCTCATAGGTGCCAACAACGATTTCCTCGTAAGTGCCGTCATCCTTCTTTGAGTACCCCTTGACCGCGACCCTGTTAATCAATTCATGGCTGTTGTAGGCCAGGTCAAAGTTGGTCAGGTAGTCCTGCCACAAGCCGTAGTCCAAGACAGATGAAGAGGCATTTGGTGTTCCTGTCCAGTAGGCGTAAAAGCCTTCACCGTCGAAGAACTCAAACCCCCAGTCAGCCGTTGGGTTAACAATCATCGTTACAGCAGTGACCAACAGAATGGTTCCTGCTGATGGGTTAACCCCTCCAGTGTTGTAGACGTTGACGATAAGTCGGCAGCTGACTGCACCTGTTGGAACCGTGCCTGTTAGCTGACCAAAGTTGGTTGGACTTGATGCACGAGTTCCTACCTCAACACTGCTGCTGTCGTACCAAGCAATTTGGGCCTTCCATTCCTTGCCACCCTGAGGCAAACCAGCTGCTACAGCTGCACTTACGGTCTGGCCTTCTTCGACTGGGATAAGGGCAGTTGTCTGCATGTAGGCAGCTGTTCCACCAGTGGCGACCAGCTGACCCTGCAACTGTGCTGAGTACCACGACAGAGTTCCACCTACACCAGTCCACCCAGTTACGTCAGTGTTGAAGTACGGGTTAGGAACAACGTTTTCGTTGCGACCGTTCTTGTCTGGCCTTGGGGTGTCGGTCAACCAAATCTTGGTCTTGTAGAAGTCAAATGACCCTGAGTCCCAAGCGTTGAAGACACCATTCCTGTCAACCCAGACGTAACCACCAACGGAGTCCCTGGTGATGATGGCCTGGTCTAGAACCGTCGCAGAGTCGTTGACGGCAACAATGGTTGGGTTGGAACCAATGGCTGTCTGACCGTTGATGTTCCAAAGCACGTTGGACGGCATCTGGCTTGCAAGACCAGCAAGAGTTGCCACTGTGTTTGGTGATTGCGTGTTGGCAAGAATTGTCTGTGGGTCAGCTGCCTGCAACGTGATACGAGGCTTCAAGTCGCCATTGGTCATATCAACGTCATAGGTGGTGCTGACCTCAGTGGCAGTCCCGTAGAACCTTGTCTGCCATACGTCGTCTACAAGTGCACGTAGACGCACCTTGAACCCCGGCTTCAATTCCTCAGTGGTTGCTGGGTCAAGAAGTGGGTCAAGGATTTCAGCAGACAGAATGCCTGTGTCTACCTCGTTCGTATCGATGGTGATGGAGTGCGTTGGACCCAAGATGTTCTGCCACTTTTCGGCGGATACCAGAGGCAGGTTGGTTACAGATGCCTCAGTGGCACCAACGTTCATCTGGGCACGCTTAATCATCATCCATGAGTAGGCCTTGATGTCGCTGAAGGAACCAGACACATCACTGTTCTGAACAACCAGACGTGCATGAACCGTGCCAGCTGGTGCAGCCATACGGGGTGCCTCAACAAGCACAAAGTCATCTGGAGTACTGAAGGTGACCTGTGTACCCATAGAGGTACTGATGACAGCGTTGGATGAGTTGCGGAATTCCCAACCAGCCTTGAAGAACGGACCAGTACCACCAATGCCCTTGAAGATGCGTGCCTTGGCGTAGACCCGTCCACTAATCCACTGGCCGGCTGTCATTTCCGTTGTGTTGGAGTACAGCGCATTGAAGCCCTGTGCTGTCTGGGCAACGATGATTTCGGAGTCCTCAGGGCTAAGGGTGGATGTGTTGAAGTTGAAGGCGTAGGAACCTGCATTGGCAGGCAAGGAATCCCTTGTGGTGACAATGGAGTTGCCGTCGTAGTCAGTCCAGCCCTGCGCACCCAGTTCACCAGATGGGTTGATGACTAGGTTGCTGGCTGATGCTGGCAATGTGTTTTCGTAGCTGGTGTCTGCTACCTCGTATGGAGTGTCACCCTGAACCAAGACAGGTTCCTTGATGAAGGATGAGTGATTGTTTGTGGTGTCTTGCGCCTCCATGACAAGTGCTGCCTTCACTGCAAAAGCCGGGGCTGTTCCCTGGTAGTGCGGATAAACGAAAGCGTTGGTGATGGGCACGCCACCATTGTCAAGGACCCAACCATCAACCCAAGGTCCGAACTCCTCAAGGAGTTGGACATTGGATGCGTTGTAGTACCGGACACCAACACGAACGTCAGCACCGTTAGCACCAGTCAGTGCACCAGGGTTCCAGTCGCAGTAGCTAATGCCTGAAGCGACTGACTTTCCAGGCGTGATGGTTTGCTTGTCTGATACCAGTTGAACGGTACCTAGAGTGTTTCGAGTAATCTTCCAGGTAGAAGTGTTGTAAATGCTGATGGTGCAACCCTCTAGGGGAATCTGCCAACCAGCGCTGTTCGTTCCGCCTGGCACTGTTTGTGTGAGTAGGTTGGTTGGTTGCTGTGTTTCAACCTCCAAACGTACGCAGTCATTGAAGTTAAGTGTCATGAGTTACGCCAACGACTTCCGTTGGCCCCTTCGTAAGATTTGATGTGGTTGATGATTGCGGCACCAACCTTTGCTTCATTACCTGGCAAGACACCAGATACGTTGATTTGGTAGGTACGTCCTGCACCAGCTGGTGCAAGCGTTGCTGTTCCTACTCCCGCATTGAGGGATGTTGCATAGCTTCCTGTCACAGCCCCGGCCAATGCAGCAGAGGCAGCCTTTACAGGTGCAAGGTTCTTCAGACCAAGAACAAGACCCTGGATTGTCTGTAGACCAATCAGCTTGAAGACCTTGGATGGTGAGTTGATACCAAGCTTCTTCTTACCGGCTGCAATGGCGTCACCAATCGGTCCTGTGACAGAACTGATGAGGTTGCTGACCATGGACTTGATTCCATTAATCATTCCCTGAAGCAGGTTGCGACCAGCGTTGTACAGAGTTGAACCCACGTTGCCTAGTGCGTTTACGACCTTTCCAGGGATGCCCTTGAAGAACGTAGCTACAGTGCCAATGAGTGAGTTGTAACCACTCGCAAGACCCCTGATGAAGTCAGCACCCTTGTTGTAAAGGGTCTTAGCTACATTGCCAATCCATCCAAGTACCTTGCCTGCAATGCCCTTGAAGAAGCTGGCAACTCCACCAATGACCGCGTTGTATCCGTTGACAAGTCCCTTGATGAGGTCAGAACCCTTGGTCTTCAACAGGCTTCCAAGGTTGCCGACAGCTGTACTGATGTTGCCTGGCAGTCCCTTGAAGAAGTTGATGACGCTTACAACGGCTGTCTTGATGGCCTTGAACGCACCGTCAACGACTGTGCGGAACTTTTCGCTGTGCTTGTAGGCGTAGATGATTCCTGCCACAAGTGCAGCAATGGCGATTACCACGAGTCCAATCGGGTTAAGACTCATCACCAAGTTGAGTGCAGCCTGTGCGATAGCCCACAGCTTCATGGCTGCGACGATGACCACAATGGTTGCTGCAAACGGTACGAAGAAGTCTGAGTTCTTCTGGATAAACCCGGCCAATGCGCCTAGGGCTGGAACGACCGTTCCCGTTAGGAAGGTGCCAAAGTCCTTGAGTACCGGCAACACGTTCTGAGTGAAGATGTCGCCAATCCTCTTGGTGACATCACCAAGCTTCTGGGATGACGGACCAAACTGGCTGTTGAAGAAGCTGACTACCTTCAAGGCAATTGGTAGAAGCTTCTGACCGATGTTCGCCTGGAGGTCCTTGAACCGTGCAGACAAGATGCGCTGCTGGTTAGCAAGACCACCAGAAGTCTTCTGGAAGTCACCCTGTGCCTTACCCATGCCCTTTACGGACAAGCTGTAGAGGGCATTGGCCTTGTCAGCTTCTGTTAGCTGGTCAGCACTCTTCTTGTGAGTGAGGCGCAAAGCCTCTGTCTGCAAGGTGGCCGCGTTGATGGTTGGGATGAACTGCTGTAGTGAGTCGAACTCACCCCTGGTTGCTGACTGGAAGGCCTCCATGACCTTTGAAGGGTCAGCATTGTTGAAGGAACCAAGGTCAGCAGACATCTGAAGGAAGCCCTTGGACATGTCGGCAGCTGCCTTCTTGCCAATACCGATTTGGTCGAAGAGGTTTCCGAACTGTGCAGCGCCGGCTAGTGCTTCCTGGCTTGAAAGACCAAGGTTCTTGGCTGCATCCTTGGCAAATGCGTTGATTGACCCAAAGGATGAACCAAAGACTGTCTGTGCCTTAGACACAGTTTCGTTCAAATCGGATGCTGCCGTGACCATGCTGCCCAGCTGTCCTACGAGGGCAGAACCAGCTGCCACAGCGAATGCACCCTTAAGAAGACCACCGACCTTGCCGATGGACTTGCCAAAGCCTGACAGTTGGTCATCAACTGACTTGAGGCTGTTCCTGATGTCCTTAACATCACCAACGATGTTGACGGAAATAGTGTTTGCCACTGCATGTGTACTGCCCTAGGTACTTCCTCCTTACTTGATGATTTCGGCCTTACGGCCAGCTTCGATTAGGGCGTCTACCTCATAACCGGTGAGGTTCCGGACTTCTGATGGTTGCAGGCGGAATGCCACTACCAAGAAGGCAAGCTGTTCCGCCTGGTCCATCAGGAGTTGTCTTTTGGGTCGTCTTCGTCGTCTGTCTGGAACATGTCAGTAAGTGCTGCCATGTCTAGATTCATTGCGTCGTCAAACGTGTAGTCAGGGTTTGCGCGCTTGTTGAGTACGAAGATGATTGCGGCGTAGAGGCGTCCCTTAGGCACGCCAGCTTCCCCCAGCTGGTCAATAGCCAAGCCGGATAGGGACTCCACCGCTGCTACCTCACCAAGAGTGAGGGTGTTGATATCTACGTTCATGCTTGTTTCCTCCAAGAATTCATATTTAGTCCAAGCCAAGTGACCTGATTAGCTTGTCTAGTTCCTCTTCCATCACCTTGACGGCTTCCTTTTGCTTAGCGTCAACAGCGTTTGTCAGGTAAGGGTGTGGTTCGATGTTGTTGTATCCGCCGTAGTGGATTACTCCCGCATAGGGAACCCGCGCCGAACCTGCACGGATTACGGACTTGTTCTTGGTGTTGCTTGGCTTGATGGTGGCTGCCAAGGCACCAGACTTCTTCGGCGCACGACTCTTAGCGTCCGTGGCAACCAAGTTGCCAATCTTCTTGAATGCAGCCTTGAGGTCACTGACCTGCACACCAAGCTTTTCAAGGGACCGGACTGTTTCACGCAGTCCTTTAAAGTGCACGCCGCTAGCCATTAGGAAGTCACCTTGGTTGGTTCGCCCTCAAGTTCGAATGTGTACTCAAACTTGAATGTTTCGTTGGCGGTTCCACCGATGTTTCCTGGCTTAGGACCGACCTTCAGCGTTCCTGACCAGTGTGGGTCAGAAGCAGAAGCCGTTGTGTTTCCATATGGAACAAGCAAGTAGGCAACACCAGTGTCACCAGCGTTGTCCCAGATGTAGGACCAAAGGGAACCAGTTCCGTAGTCGCTGAAAGCCTCAATTTCAAGGTTCCAGTTGAGTGCACCACCGTTGGATAGGTCAGCAAAAGATGCGTCTGAATCGTCAGCTGCCTCATTGGTGATGACTGCCTTGGTTAGGTCCATGTTGTACTCAGTAGCGCCAATCTTCAGACTCAACTTGGCACCCTTGTACTTTGCGTGGGTAATAGCCATTCCTTAAACCTCCTTAAGGTCAATTTGTGCTGTCACACTGACCTTGCTTGCGAGGTAGAGGGCATTGGCTACATCCAGCTGGAAAGGCTGGCTTAGTGATTCCATCGTCCAATCTGGTCTGAGTAGAACCCAGACCGTGCTTGCGAGTTCGTCAAGTGTGATTTGCATGCTTTCGCTGCTGCCCAATCCGGCAATCAGCGTGAGTTCAAGTCGGACGGTCGCCGCTGGCGTTGTATTCCGTCCGTATTCCTCAATGGATGGGTCCTCTACTTCCTGGACCCAGGGGTCACCAGCGCCAATCAAGACAACTGGTGGATTCGGGCTTTCTGGCAGGTAGGCGACACAATCAATGCCACCAGCTGCCAGAGTTTCCGATACTTGTTCACGTACTGCGGTAAGCGTCCAGGTCATAGGCCAATCACCATGAATCGGCCCAAAATTGGGTAAGCCCCGACCATAGGGTCACGGGCTACCCGAACTGCCTGTCCGTCATAGCCGGCAAACTGTGACAAACCATTTGGTGCGTTACGACGGTGGTACAACTCAGAAAGGGTTTCTAGAACCGCACGGTCCTTTGCCACATCTGGAACAGTCGCGCTACCGATGAACGCCTCAACCAAAGCCGTTGCCTCATCCAGGCATTCCTGAATGTATGCGTCGTCCTTGCCTGTCTTGCCATCCTTGTCTACGTACTGCTTTGCCTGTGTAAGAGTGACCACCGTCGTCACCTCCCACCGTCAGGCAATCGTTGGCTTTACGAGTGCGAGTGCATTCGTTACACCAACAGCCAATTCGCCGTAGATGCTGTAGACCTTGGTTAGGTTTACAGGGTTTTCGTCGTCAAGACGGAATGGAACGCCTGGGGTTTCCCAAGTGGTGATTGCACGGCTGGAAGCAATGAACATCGTCTTTGCATCTAGACCGTAGTCAACGTAGACAGGGAATCCTGCAAAGCGTCCAACTAGGTTTGGAACGTCAACTGAACCGATGGTGTTTACACCGCTACCGCTGAAGCCGTCTGAAAGCGGACGGTCAGTGGAGTCAGCAAGCGTGTAAATCTGTAGCCAGACATCCCATGAAACCAAGACGAATTCAGCGCGTGCGCCCTTTGCGTTCGTCTTAATCTTCTTGACACCATCCATGACAGCTGAAAGCCAGTCCTTACCCTTTGCAGTAGAAAGGGTTAGGGATGCGCCAACCTGTGGAGTAGCAGCCGTAAGAACGTCACGTACGACATCGTTGGTGACCTCTGCGTAAGACTGTGCCTGTGCCTCAAGCGTTAGCTGTAGGAACGGAACGTCTGAACGTCGAATTGCCTGCAATGACAAGTCGGAGTATGCACCGTAAGTTTCTACTGGTGCAGATGCCGTAGTAACGGCAACCTTCATGAGTGCGAGGGTGTCACCCTCAAGTGCCTGCTTTGCGACTGCACCAGTTGTGTTGGCGTAGTCAATCTTGGCGTACTCAACAGCCATACCGGTTGGTCCCAATGGGCCACGGTTGAACAGGTTAAGAACGTCACGGTTCTGGTTGACGATGGTCAAAAGACCAGTCTTCCAGTCGTTGGCTGCGTGGGAGTTTGCAATGACAGAACCGGTGTAAACGCGGTCAAGCTTGCGTGCTTCCTGTACAGCCTCAGCCTTGCCATCAGCAAGTGCCTGGATGAAGTGTCCAGCGCTACGGAATAGGGCTGGTGCCTCGTCCTTGTTTGACTCGCCTGCTAGGTCGAGTCGTCGGGTTAGTTCCTCGTTTGCACCTTCTAGGGTTGCTACTCGGGAAAGAACCTCCTTAATTTCCTCGGACATAATGTCCTCCTTATTTGAATTTTCCTCAGCACCAGCCTCGGAATTCTGTTCGTTGCGAACAGCACTGACCTTTGCGTCTGCGTAAGCCGGAACTGTGACAACGGAAACCTCCCTAAGTAGGGCGTTGACTCGGACGGTTACACCGTCCTCTTCCTTGTCCTTGATTGGTTCGAATCCAACGGACAAGCTGTTAAGAACCTCGTCACGCATCAGCGTGTGGATTTCAGAACCCTTTGGTGTTTCTGAAATGCGACCACGAACTACGTAACCCTCGTCGGTGTCCTCACCGTGGGTCAGGATTCCGATTGGCGTTGCCAGGTCATCCCTTGAGTGTTCGTGCATCCAATAGACGGGTACGGGCTTGAAGTCACCGAAAGCGCCTCGTTCAAATCGTTCACGGATGCCCTCAGCTGGAACGTCAATCGTTACGCCGTACGGAACCGCCAATCCTTCGAATGTTCGGGCCTTGGTGTCTACAGCACGTACCTCAACGCTTCTGTAAAGCGTCATGCTGTATCACCTTCGTTATTTGGAATTGGGTTAGCCGGCTGTGGCTTGAGTGCTTCAAGCTGGGACTTTGTTAGCGGCTGTAGTCCCTCAATTTCCCTGACCTCATTCTGTGTCAACCAGCCAGAGGAAATAGCTGTGGAGTAAGACTCGTAGCGAGTCCTGATGTCTGCACGCTGCAAGACATCGACCTTGAATCGGACAACCTGTCCACGCACCGTGAGGCTTGTGAATGCCTCTTCGATTTCGCGTAGGTACTTCATCAAGGTGTACTTGACGAATGCGGTATCAACCATTTCAAGGTTGGTGTAGGTCATGCTGTTTCCTTCAACCCCGGCCAACATGTAGGTAGCTGGGATTCCGAACAGCATTGCAATCTGCGTACGGTCAAACTGTCGTGACTCTAGGA